ACAGCAATCAATGCTTCTATAGTTGTACAAGCAGTAATAGCCGCCTCTTTAGCCGTACAGTCAGCAATAATCTTTGCACGTTCTGTCGCTACATCGCTAGGAATAGCCACATCACGTTCGGCTTTGCGAATGACCATCCAATCAGTAGATGCTAGTTGACTGTTAGCAGATGCCTTATTTTGAGCAATCCATTGTGACTTCAAGCCTTTGGTAACAACTTGCTCAGTTGTGTCAACCATTTCGCCATGCCTACCTATAGTAGCGTCAAAGACTTGGACATACAAAGGAGAGCCGTTTTCTTTGACTTCTAGCTTGTCTTCTAAAGCCTTTGGGGTGTTTGTGTAGGTGCGAGTAACCACAGAGCCATTGACTTGGTAACTGTCAAAAGTCACCCAATAAAAGCGTTGGTCTTTTTGCTCACCTTCAACTACTTCTAATGCACCTTGCTCAATAGCAAATGCGTGAGTAGGGTTTGATGTGTTTGGAAAAAGAATTGATAGTTCACCAACTTGGGTGACTGCGTTGTTTTCAATGAGTGCGTACATGATTTTTCCTTATCGGGCTAAAGCAAATTTTGTGGGGACTTCGGCAAAAGCCATGAAAATAAATGTGCTTCCGTTTCCATTTACTTCTGCATCAGACACTCGCAATTTAAATCCATTAGAAAGAAAATCAAGAGTGGCGTAAGTTCCTTCAGCACCAGAAGTATTTGCTGTTAAATATAAATTAACAACATTTGATGGGGAAGTTTTGTTGTTGTATATAAACCAATCACCAGTAGAGCTAGTTCGCTTAATCATCACATACGCTGGTCTAAATCCTGTAAACACAAATGCACCATCAGCAGAACCATTGCCTGTGTAAGTACCAATTTTGCTGTATCCATCTATTGACGCAAAACAATATGCAACTTGAGTGTTTCCATTGTTGTCGTTGTACTGAAATACAGTTGAAGTTGGTGCGCTGTATCCTATGCTTGCAAATGCGGCTGTTGAATTTAAAGCCCCATATTGCATTGAGCCATTAATGATGTCAGTCATCACAATCCAACTACCAGCACCATTTCGCACTTTAACAATAACTAAAGATGGTTTTACACCAAGCCCATGTCCAACAGTTTTAGTCGTTCCATCTGTTGTAAATGTAACTATTGAAAAGCCAGATGTTGTGCTGGCAGAAACAGTTGATGTGATTTGCCCTGCTGTGTTAGATGAGCCAGAGCCATTGGCTTTCCAGTTCCATGACACATAAGTCACGCCATTTTCATTTAGCGAACTATTAGTTCCTGCAACATTAAATCCAGTAGAGGTAAAGCCAGTAAACAATGTTGTGTTGTTGGCTTCAGCATCTGTCAAGTTTGGATATATACCAATACCCGCACCACGCACCGCATCTGTTGCAAAATGATTTCCCGCAACAGCAGGAACACTTCTGTTCTTTAACCAAGTCCAATCAGGCTGGAATCCAACAGTTGTAATGCTGTTTGTAGAGCCGTTGCCTGTATAGGTTGCAGGATTAAAGAACTTACCCGCTTGCGTAGCCGTAGTCGCACCAATCGTAGGCGTTGGCAAGTTCTGTGTGCAAAGTGCTTTGAAGCCACTTGGGGCTGTGTAGGCAAATGGGCGTTGACCGAAGTTCATACTTGTCGTGCCAGTTTGCCCTGCATCAGCCGCAGAAACCGCAGGAAAATATGGGCCTGATGTTAACCCCGTGTTAAAAGCAGTTCCTTGACTTGCACCATTTTTATAAAATACTAATGTGCCAGCGTCAGCATCAAATGCAACGCCAATTGTATCGCCATTAGTAAAGGTTGCGCCATAAGCCGTACCAGTAGCATTAAACAGTTTTCTTCCGTCAGTATAGTAACCCCATCCGTTAGCATTATCGCCAATATAGGTTGAGGTGCTTGCAGAGCCATTAACAATTCCAAGAGAACGCCCAACATTTCCAGATGCACCCAACGTATTTTCCCAATACCATTTACCAGTAGTCATTCCAAAGGTTGCTGGAACCATTGGATAGCCAGAAGTAGGTGTGAAATCTAAATTGCCGTTGGTTAAAGTTGCAGTACCTGATAAATTGCGAAGCGGATTCAATGTGCAGTAATTTCCACGAACCTCACCACCCACACCAGTATCCACACCATACGATGTTGGTGAATCAACAAGAGAGTCATTACCCGCACCCGCAGTCACGCTGAAGTTATTAGGTGTCCAGTTGTTGCCGTTACCTGAGTAGTCTTTACCCAAAGTAGCGGCTGTGGTGTTGCTGTTGTCTGAGAAGTTCAAATAGAAGCCGTTAGTGCCGTATGAGCCTGAGTAGGCTTTAGGTTGCCATACGCCTGTTTGTGCGTTTGTTTCGCCAAATGATGATGGGGTTAAGGCTTGACCATCGATGAAGTTTATCTCGGTCATGTAGCCGTTTAAATACTGGCTACCACTAGGCCACTTTCCCAAATTATTGCCTGTTGATGCAAGATTGAATTCAGTATCGTAATTTTGTGGAGGTGCAGAACTAGCACCAATTGCTTGCTGAGTGCTGTTCACATAGATTTTTACTCTATCTGCTGATGTTGCATTGGTAGTGTCAACCCCAACAACAATGTGATACCAAGCAGAATAATCTCTAAAAACTGCCGATGTGTCGTAATAATAATCAGGGCTTCCATTTAAACGAACCCTAATTTTGTCGCCAACAACCCAAATCTGACCTCCAGACCCTGCACCCATCAAGAAAGGGTCATCAGATGTTTTGCTAAATTTCACCCATGCGCTGAATGTGAATGTTCTGCGGTTTGTAGTAGTCGCAGGGGTACGATTCAGATAAGCAGAATCTGCGCTGTTAAAGCGCAAACTGCGTGAGATTTGATATTCACCAGAGACTGATGCTGTTTTAGATGCTGCAAACATTAAACATTCTCCCTGCGGTTAGCCCAGTACAGGCGACGTGACTCAGCCATCTTTGCTTTTGTTTCAGGTGAGTGTGTTCTACCCAATGATGGGGGTGTTTGTTTTGCTCGTGCTTCACGCATCTTTGCCCTTTGTTCGTCAGTAGGAATCCAGTTGGCTTGCTTGCGATTGTCGTACAAACCTTCAGCCCATGCGCGTTTTGCGCTTACAACTTTCTTTGCCAAGGCTTCTGGCGTTCTAGTCTGTGGCATGGGTCTGCCCTTGAACATTACCGCCAACTTCCGTTTGACATCTTCACGCTTGGATGGGTTGTCAGTCAGCATACGTTGCTTTACTTGTTGCAAGTACTCAGGCGTATGTGTTTTACCAAAAAATGGGTTCTTTTCACCAAGTTTTTTTGCCCGCAGTTTGGCTTTGGTTGCATCTGAACGCACTTTACCTTTTGGCGAAATCTTGCGCTTGTGTTCTTCTGACAGCTTGCGCCCCACAGTGTGAAACTTCATGTCCCCGTTATGGCGGTTGTAAGACAATGAATTATCACGAGCGTTCAAAGACAATAAATACTTAGCTTCAATTTCACGCACATACAAGGGCGGTGCAATCAACAAAACTTCACGCTTCCAGTCATCTGGGTCAGTTTCAACCAAAGGTTTAACGTGTTTTGATGAACAGATGTATCCATCATCAGGATGGCAGTTCTTTGCCGTGCGGCTACCCACATACCACATTCCTGTAGATGCCTGAGTCCAACGGTAAAGAAAAGCTGTTTGCATTACTGTGTGTAGTTAGCGCCAACCGCTACGCCGTACCACGAAGTCCCGTCACTAAAAAAGCTGTAAATATCCTGTTTACTAGCCGTAGATGTAATGGTGGGGGCCGTGCCGCCGGGCCAGTTTACGGTTGACCAAGTAACGGATCGTGAACCTGTAACGTCTTGACGCAAGAACATGATGAAAGACTTGCCACTCACAGCCGTTGGCATTGTGATTGTTGCATTACCAGTCAAAGTAATAATTTGAACTGTGCCGTTTGTCAAAGCAATAGTAATTGCAGTTGAACTGTTAGCAGAGAATGGTGTTTCAACGTAATTTGTAACCGTTGGATTGGTCAGAGTTGGCGTATTATTTAGCGCTACAACTGTTCCTGACCCGCTTGTTGTGTAAGACGTGCCCCACGCAGTGCCAGTTGAATTGGCAATTCCAGCACTGGGATAGGTCTGTGTGGCTGCGGCTGACGATGCCCATGTAGTGCCGTTAGAGGTTAATACATTGCCCGCTGACCCCGGAGCTACCACTTGAACGGCGCTAGTGCCATTACCTAAAACAACATTATTAGCCGTTAACGATGTCGCTCCTGTACCGCCATTGGCTACAGGCAAAGCCGTCCCTGAATAGGTCATTGCCAATGTACCAGAAGAGGTAATTGGGCTGCCTGTAATACTAAAGATGCTAGGTACTGTAGCGGCCACAGAGGTAACTGTTCCAGTGCCTTCTACTCGCACAAAATCAGAACCGTTCCAAGCAAGCATTGCACGAGTGCCTGCCGCCACAGATACGCCCGTTGTAGGAGATGTAGGGCCGCCACGAACTGTAACTGCAAAGCCGCCAGTAGTGTCATTGATTACAACGTAGGTTTTGCTTTGCTTGGGGGTGTTAATGTTACGCGCTGCCGTACGTGCGCCCGTACATAGAAGAACCGCATACTGTGAGCTATTAGCTGTTAAGCCCGTGCTTGCGTATGTACCTTCTGTAACCGCCAAATCAATGTCTGTATCAACAGTAATTGTCTGTGTACCCGCTACCGCAACGTCCACAATCTGGGAAATGGCGTTGTTGACTGTGTCGCCCCACTGACCGGACAGCGTGCCTGTTGCCGGGAGGGTTAGACCTATAAGGGATGTCTTTGCCATTTATTGCTCCTACTGAGTAGAAATTAGTGTCCAACCGGGCGATTCTGTCGTATCAACAGCAGTCCAGCCCGGTGTTTGCGGATTGCTGATATTTTGCCATGTAACGCCTTGTGTGTCATCAATAATTTCCCACAAGAATCTACCATCATTTGTTTCTGTGATTGTTGCGGTTTCCACCCGGCTTACTGGGTAGTTTACGCCGACATTGTTTATATCTGTAATTGTGGCAGATTCAGTCAAAAACTCCGTGTAAAACGTGCCTACAATTTGTGAGTCATCAAGAGCCATAACTTCTGTTATGGTCATAATTAACACCGCAACCTGCTCTTCGGCAATTGCGATTGACTCTGATATATTCCCCAAGAATAGTGCTACCGCGCTTTCTACAGAACTAATGGCCGCAGTTTCAGTTACCGAATCTACATAATTGGCCGATACAATTTCTGTTGTAGATGTTGCTACCGTATCCGTAACCGCAGCGGTGTAAGAGGTAACTGCTTCATTGTTGTCCAGAACCAGCATGGCTTCAACCACTGTCCGGGCAAACGTAGCCGCTACTGTTTGATCTTCTGAAAGCGCCGCTGTTTCAGTAATAGACTGGGCAAATGTAGCCGCTACGCTTTCGGTGGTAGAAGTCGAGGCCGTTTCTGTAACATCTACAGGGAAATTGGCAGATGCCACCTCTGTGGTGGAAGTTGCCGCAGTATCCGTGACTGAAGTGCCGTAAGCTGTAATGGCCGTATTGGAATCCGCAATAGCGGCTGTTTCGGTAACTGATTCACCATACGCTGATACCGCAGTCTGGTTTTCCGTTATAGCTACTTCTTCTGTAACTGACGCATTGGCAATAAACTGAACTGTCTGGGTTTCGAACATGGGGACTGTGCCGCCCCACGGATTAGCGCCCCAAGTATCCTGACCCCAAGCCGTGGCCGGAGTGACATACTCGGTGATTTCGACTTCGTAGGCAATTACGCCTCCCCAGCCCAAATCACCCCAAGCATTGTCACCCCATCCGGCGGCCATATTAGGTCAATGTAGCAGTGTAAGTTACAGCAATAGAATCGCCATTAACAACAGCTTTAGAACTAGAAAAGTCACCAGCCGAGAACAATGTCCCTGTTGTTGAGTCTTTAGTTGCGCTACCGCCAATGTTAATAAAGCAACCTGCCACAGTACCGGTGCTGGTTATAGAGAATGACACAGCAGAAGATGTGGTCTTGCTGCCAGAAGAAGCCGCGCTAAATGAAGGCGTAGGACGGTTGCCAGAATAAGCAGGAGCGTTAGTACCACCAACTTCCAACCAACTTGCGTGTGAGGCTTGCGTGTCAGCTACTAATGCTGTGCCTGTACCTTTAAGACCCATTACAACTGCGCCGCCAGCGGTGTTACCCAGCGTTGTATCCAGTGTAAAGTTCTTGCCCACTGTGGTGACCAAGTTACAGAAAGGCTCTGTCCACTTAAGTTGGCCGTCAGCGCCGTGGCAAACGGCAGTGTAAAAACCTTGAATGCTCATAGCATCTTCAGGCATTGTGTTGTATTTAGTAGATGCTTGCACCATGTCGGTGGCAGTCATTTTGTCGATAGTCATGGTGACTCCTTAGTTAGAAGAACGAATCAATGCTGCGGTCGCTGTGTTAGCAGGCATTGTGATGGTGAAATTGGTAGATGTCTTGTCAGACCCAAAGTCCAACACAGCAATGGATTTGTTACCCTGAGTAACGTTGTAGATCAAAGCACAACGTGCCGTCACGGATGCGCCAAAGACCACATCGGCAAAGTCTACATAGGCAGTAAACCCGGACGAATTAATGGTTGCACCAGTCAAAGGCACTCCACCGGGGCTGTAACCTGTACCGCTAACTTCGCCACTAGAACTGTATACAGTGGTCGATTCGTTTAAATCAGCATTAGCCGTGTACAAAGCAATGTACAAAGTATTGGTAGATAGGTTATGAACGCCCGTATATAGCTCTTTTTTAAAGCTGGTCGTCTGGGTTTGCAGAATGTTGCTCATTGAACAGCCACCCGGATCTGACCATCACGATAAGCATCAGCGCGTTGTTTACCGTCACCCAAGTTCTTGAGCAGGGCAATTGCCGCAACATAACGTTCCTGGTATGTCTTATACATGCCGTCTTCCGGCGCGCTCTTCATGTACGTGCCCGCCTCACACAAAGTGCCATACAGCAATGCAGAATCAAAGTTATCACCCAGCCATGTGGTCAAGGCGGTCACAATGGATTCTGGATAGTAGTAGTAATGCAGCTCTGCGTAATAGTTGGCATTAGGCGTAGGGCCCAGAATGAACGACAACTCATTCACATTGGCTGACTGCGGGCCAAAGATGGCGTAGTGCTGAGGTTCTGCCACT